CTTTGGAGAACTGTGAGACTTCTTCTGTGGGACGATGTTTGAGTAATTATCAGTTCCAAGGGGCAAAGAAACGTGCGTCACTTGAAGAGATGGTCAAGGTGTACCGCCAAGGCGAACAACCACAAACGACCACTAACGCAGCTCCTGAACGAACCCAGTCGCTTGGGTCGTCCAGTGAACCGCCGACAGCCAAACAGATGGCCATGCTTCGAGCCAAAAACTATGAAGGTCAAGCACCATCTACAAAGCGCGAAGCATCCGAAATCATAGACAGGCTGATGAACGGTGGATGAGTTGGAATTGCTCTTAGAAAATCTTAACGATCAAATTGATTTCTACAAAAAATCTGCACAACAATGGTCAGAAATTGCAACCTTGTGCTTGTCCAAAATGACTGAATTTTCTGCCGCTAATGTGGCTCCTGATCTGATGTGGTGCTTTGACATTAATGAAACAATGAGACAAGCCCGTACTAGATTATTGCAACATATGGATGTCATATGAGCGACCCGTCCGAAGCAGAGTTCCAAAAGGCTGTTATCACGCTCGCTAAGTTGCATCGCTGGAAAGTCATGCACACCCAGCCCGCACAAATACGCGCAGGCCGTTGGATCACACCAAACACAGGCGACCAAGGCTTCCCCGATCTAGTCATGGTTCACCCGGCACGAGGCACAATCTTTGTCGAATTGAAAGCCACCAAAGGCGTGGTCAGTAACACCCAGTGGGAATGGATCAACGCATTAGAGGACGCAGGGCAAGAGGTCCACGTTTGGCGGCCCAAAGACTTAGAGAAGATCAGCGCAAGGTTATCCACAGCCCCGAGCAATATGCCACGCGTCTAGTATCGTTTCACAACTGACACCATCAGAGCGCACAGAGGCGTTCACTAGCCCTTGCAGGAATCTGACCCCTGCTCTGGGAACACTCGGGAACGAGGGTAGACGCTCACGCATTGTGAGCGATCAGCGTTCAAACGTACATTGCGAATGGTTGTCCACCGAACAAAACTAGACAGGCTCCCATGGGCTACTTGCCCTAAATAGTGGGGGACACAAACCTCACGCTTATCTCATGTCAACCGAGGACAACCGAAGCGGTGCCCTTCCGCTTTGGGCGTCAGTATCTCTTGACATTGCCCTATGATCTCACCATGAGCGGTAACCCGGTATACAACACCAAACAATGGAAACAACTCAGGGCCCAAGTCCTACAAGAAGAACCCATCTGCCACTGGTGCCACAAGAAACCAAGTAGCCAAGCAGATCACGTTGTCGAGTTAGACCGAGGAGGCGACCCCTACGACAGAACCAACATCGTCGGCTCATGCGCCAGTTGCAACGCCCGACGCGGAGCAATCCATGTCAACAAGAAAACAGCGACACGAATACAAAACCGCGCAAAACTTTCTTTTTTGGACAAACAGAACACCCCGAACCCCTCTTCTAAAATACCCTCAACTAGCCTGAACCAGCAGGAACCAGCCCGAACCAGCGGTGGTTCAGTCATATCTGGTCGTATCGAGCCGAGGTTGGTGACGCCTGTTCCACCCGGTGAGAGTTTTGGTCCTGCCCTAACTGCGTGGGCGAAGCGCGTGCTCAATATTGAGTTAATGGAATGGCAAAAGCGCATCTGTAACGACGCGTTGACTGTGGATGCCGACGGCGACTTTGTGTTCCGTGAGGCTTGTATTAGTACGGCCCGTCAGAACGGCAAGAGTCTTGTGATGCGGGCGGTCGCTGGGTTTATGGCGACCGAGTATGCAGCTGCACGTCGTGAACCTCAGACGATCGTCATTGTGGCTAATCAAAAGCGTCGGAGCATGGCCTTGTTTCGGGATGTTGTCCGTGACCTTGAAAACTTTGATTGCAAAATTCGTTGGCAGAACGGTGACGAGCGGATCAACTTCCCTGACGGCTCAAGTATTTCGGTTGTTGCGGCGTCAGCTCATGCACATGGATTAACGGCATCAGTTTTGCTGGTGGACGAAGTTTGGGACATTGGTCCCGACGTTGTTTTTACGGCTTTACGGCCTTCGCAGATTGCAGTTAAGAATCCCATGATGATGCTCTTCAGCACGGCTGGCGATCAGGGCAGTACCGTTCTCCTGCAACTAAGAGAACAGGGCATTGCGGCGATTGACTCGGGTCAGCCAACTGCGCTGTATTTTGCTGAATGGTCACTTCCGCCCGGGGTGAGTTTGGAAGATCGCAGTTACTGGGGATGGAGTAACCCCGCCCTCGGGACGACCATCACGGCCAAGGCTTTAGAGTTGGCTTACGACTCACCAAACCGTCAGGCGTTCATTCGTGGCCACCTCAATCTGTGGGTGGATTCGACAAACTCTTATTTGCCAATCAACTTGTGGAACGACCGCAAATCCGACCGACCAGCACCAGCGACCCAGTGGCTCACCATTGACTCAAGCGTGGACGACTCTCGCTACGTCGGAATCTCAACCGCATTTGACGACGGTCGCGTCATAGTCTCGGTTGCGTTTGTTGTCGAGTCGGCTGCACAAATGTGGGAAGAAGTCGTGCGGATCATGCACGACCAAACCGTGAAACTTGCAGTCACCCCATCGCTAGAAATTCACTGCCCCCCAGACCTGCGACGTCGTATGCAAATCGTCGGCTACGCCGAGTTACTCAAATGGACTGCAGCTTGTCGCGCCATGATCGTTGAGGATCGCGTCAACCACACTGGCGACATTGCACTAGCTGAACATCTTGCCCGAGCCGTGGCCGTAAAAACGGGCGGGTCAATTGTGCTCAGTTCGCAGAAGTCACCCGGTCCGATTGAGTTAGCCAGGTGCGCCGTGTGGGGGATCATGCTTGCGTCCAAACCAGTACGGTCGTCGCGTGCCGCTTTTGCTTTTGGCTGAGGGTACTTAACACAGACCAAAAAGTGTGAGAGACTCGCAAGTGATGGCTCTTTTCGGTAGCAAGAAAGTAAGCGCAACCCCTGCGTTTGCGTATGCGCCGATACAGGCTGCAGCAGGTTCTGCCGCACAGGTGGGTCAGTTCTATACGTACTCCGTCGGGGCGTCGCAAGAACTGGCCCTCTCTGTTCCCACTGTTGCCCGCTCGATTCAAATGATTGCGTCCATGGTCGGTTGCTTGGAACTCAAGCATTACACCACCCAGTGGACTGGCGAAGAGTACGAAGAGATCTATTTGGAGAACGAGTCGTGGATGGATCAGCCCGATCCTAAGGTCACGCGCAACTTCATCTTTTCCCAGCTCGTTACAGATCTCATGCTTCACGGTCGCGGATTCTGGTACATCACCAGCCGATCAACTGCCACAGGACGCCCGCTTTCGTTCCAATGGTTACCCGCCGCAATGGTTACGACCATGGATCAGGCTGGCCCGCAATGGTTCGGCCCGTCGGACCAAGTCGAATTTAACGGTTACCCACTTGCAACCGATGACGTTGTGCAGTTTTTGGCACCGACTCAAGGTCTGCTTTACACAGGCAACCGGGCGATCATGACAGCCTTAAAACTTCAGCAATCCGCTGACCGTTTTGCTGTCAACGAGATTGCAGCTGGCTGGTTGCAACAGACTGACGCCTCCGAACCAATGTCAGCCGAGGACCTCTCCGAACTTGCAGCTGCTTGGCGTAACGCTCGACAGCAAGGTGCAATCGGCGCATTAAACAGCGTTGTCACCTACAAAGAATATTCCAGTGACCCGAACAAACTGCAACTAATTGAGTCGCGTCAATTCCAAGCATTAGAACTGTCTCGGGCCACTGGAATACCTGCATATCTTTTGGGGATTGGCGTTCAGGGTTACACATACCAGAACGCGCAACAAGCACGCCAAGATCTTTATTTGTTTGGCACCAAACAATATTTGGATGCCATTGAACAGACTTTGTCAATGAACCAACTTTTGCCGCGTGGACGCTACGTCAAATTTGATGTTTCCGATTATGTTTACGAAAACGATTTAGGGAATGTTGAGCGCGAACCCGCTTTTGATTCAGGAAACCGCGAGGAAGAATACTCATGATCAGATTAACCGCTCAACAGATCACGCTGGACGCGTCCGCTGATGGTGAACCGTCGCGTCAAATTACTGGCCTTGCTGTCCCGTGGAATGTCAAAGCGCAATTGAGTGGCGGTGAAAGTGTGGTCTTCCTTGAGGGCTCACTTCCCGAGGACGGCCCGATGCCGAAGCTTTTGGAATACCACGACGACACAAGAGTCATTGGTCGCGTAGTTGAAAGAGTGTCAACTAGCGAGGGCTTATTGTTCGTCGCCAAGTTGAGCGCGACTCGAGCCGCCGATGACGCTCTCGCACTGCTCGCCGACGGCGCGCTAGACAGTGTTTCGGTCGGCGCAGTCCCTACCAAGTTCAAGCGCCTGTCAGACGGAACCCTAGAGGTCTCTGAAGCCCGATTCGTAGAACTGTCGCTCGTAACTGTGCCAGCCTACGAAGCAGCACAGGTTTATTCAGTCGCCGCCTCATCACCCGATGAAAGCGAACCCGACGAAAACGAAACCCCAACAGAAACAACCCCAACACCATCCGAGGAGGATGAAATGTCAGAACCCACAACCGTTGAAGCCGCTGTTGCGACTCAACCCATTTATGCAACCGCCGTCAAGCGTGACGCAAAACTGCCGACCGCTGTCGAATACTTGAGTGCTGCCATTGCTGGCGGAACTGCTTGGGAACGTATGCACGAAGCACTTCGCGCCGCAGCTCCCGACGTAGTCACCAGCGACACACCCGGTGT